CTTTATCGCTGTCTTCAGAGGATGAAACAGAAACAACAGCGTGACCCAATGCGCCACCTGCTTTTCTGATTTCGCTAATAGTACTAGATGCGAGTTCAACACTGAAATCGGCATCGGGCATGTTTACTTCCTTCTGCGGAGAAGTGAGAATAGTAGGATTTGAATAACGATAGTTCACAGATGCTACGCTATTCGCAATAGTCACGGAGTTTTCACCAAACTCCAACTCAGCATCGTCAATTAGATTGAGCGCTGAGAGAAATTCATTTAGGTCGTAGATACCTACTTCGGTATCGAATGTTTCGGTCACAGTCGCATTAGCCATAATGTTTTTTGCGTCAGCAATCGTTGATAGCTTATTGCCCTGTTTGATAACAAGGTTCTGATTAATGCCTGAAAAGTTCTTCAGGACTTCGATAGTTTCTTTGCTTATTTTCATAATGTGTATATTATACAGTGTTTTGGTCAGTTTGTAAATAATAAAATTCGATGATGAACATCAGGCAACACGCGGCATGTGCGGCGTGATGAATGCCGGTTTCGGGATCGAACGTTTCGCCGCGTTGCAGTGCCCACATATGGCGCTGAGATGCAGCGAAATAACGATTAACGAGATCTTCAAGGTGCTGCCAATTGTTTCTGTCATATTTTTGGGCGCCGTATGTTAACACTTTAACCACATCTTCTAATGCGTTAGGAGGTATTAAACTATAATCGGGTTTTTCTGAATCGTATTTGATTCCAGTCATTTTAAAGAGGTTGCCCCGCCTCCATTTAAGGAGACGGGGACTTAATCAGGTTAGGTTATGCTATGAAAGTGTTGGTTTGTACGTAGGCTATTATACCACGAAATTGGTGGTTTGTACACATTATTCTTTAAAGATCGTCATCTTTTTTTATTTGGCTAAAGTTTTTCACCTTCTCGAACTCCATTTTCATTGGAAATTTTCCTTCAAGGAGATCCTGCTTATGAGAAATAACGAAAACATTAGTTTCTTTACCGAGCGTATTTAAGATTTTGAGAAGGTTGTCAACGCCATCTGCGTCCATGCTCGAATCGAATGTCTCATCTAGGATCAGTAAGTTGGTGTTAGCGCTGTTTTTCATCTTGGCGATTTGCCTCCATGAGAACAATAAGCTAAGGTCGATCCTCTGTTTTTCACCTTCAGAAAAGGAGGAATATGTGAATTCATCTCTATGACGAGATTTGATTGTTTCGTTAAATGAATCATCGAGGTGAAAAAGAACAAAGAAATCTAAAACCTGAAGGTATTGATTAATTAACTTATTCATAATAGGAAGATACTGCCGAATAACCTTTGTCTTAATTCCTGTATCACGAAGAAGTTCAGCGATAGCATCGTAATACGAAGTTAGCGTGGACTGTTCTAAACGTGTTTCATTTAAATTGTTCCTCTTCTCTTTATCTTCTAGCAGTTTACTTTCTGCTTCACTTGTATCTTGTGGATCTACGTTCTGCGATAGCGATTCAACACGTTTTTTAAGAATATTAATTCTTGTTGTGTTCTGAAGCATGCTGCTATTGACTTCATTCAAATGAACGATCTGTGCATACAACTTATCTACTTCAGATTCAGCAACCTTTAATTCGTTCTTTGTATCACCATATTCACTATTAAGAGATTTCGCGAGGTGCTTACATTCTTCGTTCTTACTCGTCTTAAGATCTTGTGAGATGTCCTGAGCACATGTAGGACAATGATCGTTCTTCGCATAGAACATAGACTCTTTAACAACATCATCCATTTTTCTTTTAAGATTGGAAATCTCAACAGTACGAGTTGTTTTGTTTGATGTTGCCTTCTTATGGTTATCTACAGTGTCTGTATAGCTTGAATCGTACTCACTTTGGAGAGCTCCATTACTATCAAACAACCCGTTGATTTCTTCATCAACATCAGCGATCTCTTTTGCTCTTTTTTCCTCTTGACTAGAATCAATCTTCTTCAACTCATCAATGTGCGATGTTTGGAGTTTAAGAGTTTCCTTAAGAATATTCAACTCGTTCTCGGTGTCATACATTGTATGACGAAGTGCAACGATTTTTTCTTTAAGCACTCCATTCATTTTTGTAAAAATAGCAATATCAAGTAGGTCCTCAATAACATTTCTACGCTGATGGGAGGGCAGCTGCATGAACGGAATAAAGTTTGAAGAACCCAATACGACTACTTGGTGAAATGATTTGTGATTTAGCTTTAGAATGTTTTGCTCAATTATTTTTTGATAATCGCGGGAGTGAGATTCTTGGTTGAGCAGTTTTCCATTTCGGTATACTTCAAATATGTTTGGCTTGATTCCGCGGACTATCCTATATTCGATAGTTCCAACGCTGAACTCAACAGTAGTTAAACAGTTTTTGTTGTTAATAGAATTGATTAACTGCGGTTTGTTAATACTGCGGTGAGGCTTTCCAAACAACGCGAAGGATAATGCATCTAGCATAGTGGATTTTCCAGAACCATTCGAGCCAACTACAAGAGTGGCGCTATCTCTATTGAGATACACTGTGGATTCGTTGTTTCCAGTAGATAGAAAGTTTTTCCAGGTGAGTTTCTTAAATATAATCATTATATAGTGTCTAGTGCTTGGGCTTCAACCAAAAGTTCTTGCATCATCTTCTTAAGAACATCAGCGTCTAGGTTTGTTTCTGTTGCGTCAATATACGTGTTTAATAGCGTTGGTGTATCATCAACTTTTACATCTTGGTCATTAATTTTATCTCCGGCGTATTCATCAAAGTTTTCTATGATTCTGACTTCATACGGATTAAAATCATATATCTGTTCCATGAACTTGTCAAAAACAAATAAGTCTTTCTTCTTTGTGACAATGACCTTTATGTATGTTTCTTTAATTAGGTCAGAACTTATTTCTGGAATAGCATCTTCGTCGTAATAGATTTTCTGAAAAAGAACATTTGGGTTTCTAATAGCCTCAAGCTCTCTAGTCTCGGTGTCGAGGATGTGGAAATATTTAGGATCATTCGCATCTGACCACGTTAGTTGATATTGAGTTCCAAGATACGTTACATTGCCTTCGCTGCTCTTAGTATGATAATGGCCAGAATATACTGCATCGTACCGATCGAACAGAGATTTATCCAAACCATGAGATTTAATATTGGCGTTGCCCATATATTTAAATCCTCCCAACTCAAGATGGCCCATGAGGATTGACGCTTTAGAGTTTTTGACAAACTCCATTGAGGACTCTTGGTTATCTTCGCAAATCCACGGAAGCAAACCAATATCTAATCCTCCGATATTCTTGACAGTAGGCTCCATTTGAATTCGGATTCTATCGTCATATTTTGCCAAGATCTGCTCTAGAGAATTTAGGTTGTTTGTGTTTTTATAATATACATCATGATTGCCCGGAATTATATCCATGTACATATCATAATCGTAAAGCTTCTTAATAAAGACTTCGTAATTGTGCTTTAGAACCTTAAAGTTGACAAACCTTCGATGATCGAAATAGTCACCAAGATGGATGATATCCTTAATGTCGTTTTTTAGCAGATACGGAAAGAAAACCTCATCGTAGAATTTAGCAGAATAATCTAAGAAAATATCAGACCCGTTCTTTACCCCTGAATGAGTATCGTTGATTATAGCGACTCGCATATTACAAGAATTCGTCAAGTATGCCAATAGTTTTATTCTTTGCGCGCTTCTTCTTTATGAGGACGGGGTCAAAGTTTTTATTGTCTGCGGCACGATTTCTGATCATCTGTGATTTAAACCGCAACCTATCAACAATGCCTGTTGCGTCGGGATGGCCTGAAACGTGCATAAAGCCATCAGCTCCTGCGTGTTCCATATAAAGTTCTTTAATGTCCTGGTGCTTTTTCTCTTTGGCGATTCGTCTCAAAAACGCATAAAATGAAATCTGTGTAAAGTAAGAGAAAGCGTTGGGTAAACCAGTGCGGGTCGCTTTCTTTACGTCATAATTCATAATCGCCTTAACACAATTTTCGACAGCGTCCATTACCATCTCTTCGCGGTAGGTGTATCCAGAAAAGTTTGGTTTGTGGGAAAGGCCTTCAGCAATCTTTAGGAAGCAAGTGCCAATATACTCGGTGATTCTTGGTTCTTCTACTTCTTTACTACGAGCTTCGTTTGCTGAATTCACATAGTCAACAACTGAGCCAGAAAACTGCTTGTTGTTGACATAATGCGGTCGGTCTTTAGGTTTCTTTTTCATGTTCTGTAGATGTATTATACCCTAATATAACGCGTTTGTACATAACATATTTACGCGTTTGTGCATTATTTGGTTTACATAGTTTACAGAATAGGGTATAATATTCTTAGAACAACAAAAGAGAACTCAATTACTGAATCCTGACTTCCACTGCTTTCTCCATTCTAAATCCTTTGGCTTTAGTGATGGATACTTATTAAAGATACCTCCATCACTATCATCCTTATCTAATCCAGTATTAAACAATTCATTGATAACAGCCTTGATTTCATTTGGTGATAAAACACCATTAAGATTACTTATTAGAAGATACCGGTGGTATTGGATTGCAATGTCGTCAATCGGTGGAGATGATGCTATAATATTAGAATCTAGTAATCGTACTAGTTCATCAATGTCATTAATTAGCCACGGAGCGAGAAACATTCTACCTTCGGGGCACACATTGACCTGCACTGCACCACTTACATAGAAGGCTTTTTCATCAGAATTGTAGTGATCTTCATTTGCAATGATATGACTGCCATCAACGAGTCTATAACCAATCAAACAGAAATCTCTCATGTAATCTTTAAGCGCTTCATTCATAGTGGTACTTCGTGTATTTCATATTTGAATTTCTGTTTAGCATATATTTTAACGCGGTCTATTGCGTGATTGAGCGTGTAATTCTTCTTGGTTTTCCATGAAAGATCATCGGCTAAATCATAAATTGTTGTACCTCGTCCATCCGCGGTTTTCCGTAAGCCTCTACCAATCGATTGTAAAACACGTATTTGTGATTTTGTAGGAGAGGCAAAGACGATGTTGTGTAGGTTAATAATATTTATACCCACTGAAAATGTTCCTACGCTCGCTACGATAATAGCGTTTTTTTCTTGTTCGGTCAATTCCCGGATTCTCTCTCTTTCCTCTGCAGTTACAGCGCCTGACACAAAAAACACCTTTCTTCCTGTCCCTTTAAGCTTTTTAACAAATGCATTATAGAGCGGTTTCCCGTGTTTGCCAACTAGGTTATATAGTACTAAAGAATTGCCCTCTTGATCGCACGT